TGGGCGCTGCCTCGGCCACCGGCGAACTGGGCGCTGCCTCGGCCACCGGCTCTCGGGGCGCTGCCTCGGCCACCGGCTATCAGGGCGCTGCCTCGGCCACCGGCGAACATTCGGCAGCAATGGCGTCCGGCTTCGGCGGAAAGGCCCTGGCATCGGAGGGCTCCGCTCTCTTCCTTGTCGAGCGCATCGACGACTACGGCCCCAATCACGGCAAGATTGCTCATGTCTGGGCCGGCGTTGCCGGGTTGGACGGAATCAAGCCCGGCGTTTTCTACACGCTCCGCAACGGCCAGCCGGTGGAGGCCTGAGCGATGCGCGAGGCTTTCGAGTTCACATATCAGAACAGCGAGCTCGATCTAGGATCGTACTGCCTCGGCGGCGATTGGCTGCTCAAGCTGGCGACCGATGACGAGGGGCTCACTTTCCGGCTGATCGATGCCGAGAGCTGCAGCAAGGGCGTCTCCAAGGCCGGCTTCGCTCTGGTCGAGGAATGGATCGCCTTCGATACCGCGCCCCGCGCTCGCGGCGCTGCCCAAAACTCCCTCGTTCGCCAAGCCTTCAATCGCGCCCGGATCGAGCGCGATGAACGTCGCGAGGACGATCGGGCGGAATGGGGTCTCCAGTTCCTTCCGGCGGCGGAGTGACGGCGATGAAAACCGTCACCTACTGGATTCCGGCCGCGACGCTTGCTGATGCCAGCACAGTCGCCCGCGCCATTCACCGCGGCGCCATTCCCTGCATGTCCTGGCATGGCGACGAGATCGCCTGCCGGCGGCGCGCCGATGAGTGCAACACCATGCTTGGCGCCCGGCTGGTCAAGCCGTTCGCTATCGTGATCGAAGAGCGGATCGTCGACGATGGCCGCATCATAAATGCCTGGTCGGTCGATCGCGTCGGTGAGGCTGCTGCTGCCATCGTCCTGTTCGCGATGATCCCGCTCGTCGGCATCGCCAGCCTCTACGAGGTGCTGGCATGACGGCCTGGGAAGCATTTGCGCTCGGCTTCATCGCATCGGTCACGATCGAGCTGCTGATCGGCGCCGCGATCTGGGCTGGCCGCTCGCGCCGGATCTCCGACGCCATGGAAGGCGAACACGGCGACTGGCCGCACCGGGAGCGCGGCCAATGACCGAGCTTCGACCCTATCAACGCGAGGCGATCGACGCTGTTCATGCCTATTGGGAGCGGGGCGGCGGTAATCCGCTCGTCGACCTCGCCACCGGCACCGGCAAGAGTGTCGTCCTTGCCCAGCTCGTCCGCGACGTCGTCGAGAACTACGATGCGCGCGCCCTAGTCCTGACCCACGTCAAGGAACTGGTCGAGCAGGATCTTCGCGCCACGCTACGCCTTTGGCCGCAGTGTCCGGCCGGCATCAACTCTGCCGGACTTGGCCGCCGCGATCTGCGATCCCAGGTGCTGTTCGCCTCGATCCAGTCCGTTTTCAAGCAGGACGGTTATTCGCTCGGCAAGCGCCATCTCGTGATCGTCGACGAGGCGCATCTCGTGCCGCGCGCTGGCGACGGCATGTATCTTACCCTCATCAACAAGCTGCGCGAGGTCGAGCCCGACCTGCGCGTCGTTGGACTCACCGCGACGCCCTATCGCCTCGACTCCGGTCGCCTGAACGAGGGCGACGGGCGACTGTTCGACGACATCGTCTATTCCTACGGGATCGGGGAGGGCGTGCGCGACGGCTTTCTGTCGCCGCTGAAATCGCCTGACCTCCATGTCGGCATCATCGACGCTCGCGGCATCGCCAAGCTGGGCGGCGAGTTCAAGGCGAGCGCGCTTGAGGCCGCCGCGAATAAGGATGCTCTCGTCAAGGCGGCGGTCGCCGATATCCTGGTGCGCGGGCAGGACCGGCGCGGCTGGATCTTGTTCTGCTCCGGCGTCGACCATTGCGAGACGGTTCGCGCCGAACTCGCCAGCCATGGCGTCGCCGTCGCCAGCGTCACCGGCGAGACGCCGAAGGACGAGCGCGACCGCGCCATCCGCGCCTTCAAGGCCGGCCAGCTGCGCGCTTTGACCAGCGTCGGTGTGCTGACAACCGGTTTCGACGCCCCGCATGTCGACCTCATCGCCATGCTGCGCCCGACGCTCTCGACCGGCCTCTATGTCCAGATGCTTGGCCGCGGCACGCGCCTCGCCTCCGGCAAGGATAACTGCCTGGTCCTCGACTACAGCGGAAATGTCCGCCGCCATGGTCCTGTCGACGCGATCGAGATCCTCGGCCGCGGTCAGGCGACCGGCAAGAGCGAGAAGACCGAGGTCGATACGGTTCGCGCGAAGCCGTGCCCGCAGTGCAACGAGCTGGTCGCTCTGCGCACCAAGGAATGCTCCGACTGCGGCTATGTCTGGCCGGTTGAGCCCAAGCACGAGGCCAAGGCGGACGAAGAAGCGGCGGTGATGATCCGCGAGGTCGAGGAGCGTTGGCTCACCGTCGACGGCATCTCGGCTCGCCCGCATATCTCGGCTGCAGGAAACACCTCGCTCCGTGTCGACTACTTCGTCGGCCTGAAGGCGTACACCGACTGGGTCGCTCTCGGGCAGTTCGGATATCCCGGTGAGAAGGCCGCCGCATGGTGGCGCCGGATGACCGGCAGGCCCTCGGACGAAATCGACGTCGACGGCGCCGACCGGCTGATCCGCGACGGCGACGCCGCGATCGACTGCACGGCGATCAAGATCAAGCGCGATGGCAAATACTGGCGCGTCGTCGAGCGGCTGCGGTCCGATGGCTTCGCCGTCGACGAGAAGCTGAAGCTCCGTGCCGTCGAGCGGAGGGTCGCGGCATGACCGAGGCCCAAAGAGAAGCTGTCAAATGGCTCCGCGAGCATAATGGCGACGGCCTGTTCGATAGGAACGGCGTCCTGCTTGCAGCAGGCGAGCGCGCCCCGTTCATGCGCTCGACCTGGAACGCATTGCGCGACCTTGGCGCAGTGGAGTTCTACGGACCTGACCACAAGCCGCGCGCCCGCTGCCGTCTGACGGGGAGGTGTGCGGAATGACCGTCATCCGCTTTCCCAGACCGCGCATCTGCCTCGAATGCGGCGAGATGTTCCAGGCTCGCGACGACGAGGCGCACTTCTGCGCAAGCGATTGCCGCAAGGCCTTCAACAACCGCCGGGCCGTGCGCGGTGCCGAGCTCTACGACCTCTACATGGCGCACCGGTTCGAGCGTCAGGCGGCGCAGGATGCCGGCGTCTTCAAGGCGATCAACCGCCTCGCCTCCGACTGGCGCGAAGAGGACAAGCGCCGGCGTGCAGGCCGCAGGTCCTGGCGGCCCTTCCTCAAGATCTTCGACGCGAAACCGTTCCTTGGTGCCACGCGCCTCGGCTGGATGAGGGCTGGCCGATGAGAGCGCTTCGAGTCCTCGTTGCCTGCGAATTCTCTGGGACTGTTCGTCGAGCCTTTGCCGCTCGCGGTCATGACGCCTGGTCCTGCGATCTGCTGCCGGCGGAAGACCGGAGCAACCGGCACATCGTCGGAGACGCCCGCGACATCCTGAACGACGGCTGGGATCTGCTGATGGTGGCGCACCCACCATGCACGCGGCTGTGCAATTCCGGTGTCCGCTGGCTGTCCGTTCCGCCCCCCGGCAAGACCGCGGAGCAGATGCAGGAAGAGCTTCGCGAAGGTGCGGCGCTGTTCTCTGCGTTCTGGAATGCGCCGATCGAGCGCATCGCCGTCGAGAATCCGGTCATGCACCGGCACGCCAAGGCACTGATCACCAATTACGCGCCGCCGGCCCAGAGCGTGCAGCCGTGGCAGTTCGGCCATGGCGAGGTCAAGCGAACCTGTTTTTGGTTGAAGAACCTGCCGGCGCTGGTCCCGACCAATGTCGTCAAAGGTCGTGAGGCCCGCGTGCATCGCCAGTCGCCCGGCCCTGACCGCTGGCGCGAGCGCTCCCGCTTCTTCACCGGAATCGCCGAGGCGATGGCGGATCAGTGGGGCGGCCTCGCCAACGAAGCGAGGGCGGCATGACCGATCACCTCACCGCATATCGCGCTCTCTGCGCCTCCAAGCGTTCCGAGCCTCTCCGCGCCGGCATCGGCCGCACGCCAGAGCTCAACGCGACCCTGCGCGATCATCAGCGCGCTGGCGTCGAATTCGCCCTGCGAGCCGGTCGCTCCGCGCTCTTCTACGATACCGGCCTCGGCAAGACCCGCATGATGCTCGACTGGGGCAGATGCGTCGTCGAGCACATGAACAAGCCGGTGCTGATGCTGGCGCCGCTCGCCGTCGGTGAACAGCACCTGCGCGAAGCCGAGGCGATGGGCGTCGAGGCGTCGATCTCGCGCTTCGGCACGCCGCCGGCCACCCCGCGCGTCGTCATCACGAACTATGAGCGCCTGGAGCGCTTCGACCCGAACGACTATGCCGGCGTCATCCTCGACGAATCGTCGATCCTGAAGAGCTTCACCGGCGCGACGACCCGCAAGCTGATCGAGGCCTTCCGCCAGACGCCGTTCCGGCTTGCCGGCAGCGCGACGCCCGCACCAAACGACCATACCGAGCTGGGCCAGCACAGCGCCTTCCTCGGCGTCATGCCGTCCTCGGAAATGCTGTCTCGCTTCTTCATCG